TAAACCTTTATGGCCAGAGTATTGGAAGTTAGAAGAACTAGAAGCAGTCAAAGCATCTACGGGTGTACAGAAATGGAATGCTCAGTATATGCAAAACCCAACATCAGAAGAAGGAGCAATCATCAAACGAGAGTGGTGGCAACCGTGGGAAGAAGATTTTATACCTGCACTAAAGCACGTTATACAATCTTACGATACAGCCTTTGGTAAGAAACAAACGTCAGATTACTCTGCAATTACTACATGGGGTGTGTTTTATTTAAACGATGATAGTCCTGCGAGTCTAATATTATTAGACGCAAAGAAAGGGCGATACGACTTTCCAGAACTAAAACAAGTCGCTTACGAGCAATGGAAGTATTGGGATCCTGAT